ATACAGTTTCCAGCATTTACAACAGCAGCAGCGATTCTAAGAATTTCTGGGTAATACATAGGAGGTAAATTCCTATGTCTAAAACTTGGGGTTCGCTTACATGGAACGTCGGTAGTTGGGGCAGTCAGACTGATTCTACTGTCTCTGTAACAGGGATAGGTGCGTCTTCTAATTTAGGATCTCTTACAACTACAGCAACTGTTGAATTTGGTTGGGGTAGATTAGCCTGGGGTGAAAACGCTTGGGGTATTCAAGGAGATGTTTTAGTTTCTGGAGTATCAGCCTCTGCTTCTTTAGGTAACGAATCAATTGTCGTAGACGTAAGTCCAATTCCTACCGGAATTGAAATGACTGCATCACAAGGTGATGAGTCGATAGAAATATCATTTGAAATAACACCAACAGGTGTAGCTGCAACAGCTAATTTAGGAACAGCTGATGCTGGTCCTGATGCGATGCTAACTGGAATTGGTGCGACTGCTTCTGTAGGAACTCTTGATGCATTTAATCAAACAGGTTGGGGTAGACAACAATGGAATGTAAATGCATGGGGTGTTGAAGGACAGTTTGCAACCGCAACTCCAACAGGTATAGGCGCATCATTTAATGTAGGAACATTATCAGCCACAGGAGATAGTAATGTAATTCCAACAGGTATTAATATTACTGCAGCAGAGGGAGATGTTGATCCTTCTCCAGATGCAACGGTTACAGGTATTGGATTTGCTGCATCTCTTGGTTTAGGAACTGTTACAGCTGGAGCAGATGTAGACACTGTTACTGGAATAGCGATGACAGCTAATCTAGGAACTGCAGTCGGAGACGCAAACACTATTTCAAGCCCTACAGGAATAGCAATGACAGCCACTTTAAGCGAGGAAAGTGTTGTTGGTGATGCTACTGCACAACTAACAGGAATCGCCTTGACTATGGCTACAAATTCTGCTAATGCTTTGATTTGGAACGAAGTAAATACAGGTTCAGCGCCTTTAGATCCACCAGGTTGGGTAGAAGTACCAACGAGAGCTGCATAATGGGT